GCTGCAGGTTATTCACCCAAACGTGCAATGCGAGAAGGATCAGAACTAACTAATCCAAGATACTCACCCTTGGTAGTAAAACATATTGGTGAGTTAAAAGAAGAGAGACTTAGAAAACATGAAGTGACATACGAAGGACATGTAGCTGAACTAGCTAGATTGAGAGAAGCCGCTTTGAAGAAAGGTTCTTTCTCTTCTGCTGTAAACGCTGAAGCCAGTCGTGGAAAGGCAGCAGGATTATACATAGACAGAAAAATAATAAAAACAGGTAAATTAGAGGAGCTAACAGAAGAACAACTAGAAGCAAAGATGAAACAAATTTTAGATGATTACGAACCTCTTTTAAATGCAAAAGTGGTGGATGCTGAAGCAATTGAATTACCTAAATCTTCTGAATCTTCCGAACCCACTGACGAGGAATCATCGTCCGATCCCCAAAAGAAAAAGTCCCATCATCTTCCCGATCAAAAGAAGCAAAAAGTTTAATAGCCTTATCATCTTTGGAATACAACCAACCTTCATTGATAGGTCTTGCTAATCTCATCTTATCAAATTCCCTATCATTAGCCCAGCCAGAGTCGCTCACACAATCGATCCACTCCACCCTAACTTTAGGATAAGGTATATCGGGAGTTCCACTTGAGGCAATAGCTTTTCTTCTTTTCCGAGGCATATAAGAGATATACCAGATAAATCAGAAAACTAAAACACTCTTTGCGCGCGCGCGTAGGCACCACTGAAATAGACATAATATTTTGTCTATAGACACTTTATTTTGACAAATTCTGTCTACACTTTAGCTATATATACCAACGATAATAGTGCATTTGGACAAAAAGACAGTATTTTACTAGCATTGTTTTTTTTTTTTTTAAATTATCTGTGAGATCTCTTATACCTTGTCTTTTTTGTCTACTTGGAAGTCTTCTGGCCTCATTTCTGCCTTAATTGCCTCTTTTTCGTCAAACTTAAGCTCGTGATACATGTCTAATCGTTTAAGAAATTTGTGTTTCCATGACTTTAGATCCCCATCTTGAAACTTAAATTCTTGATAATATAGGTCCGGAGTGCATACCATTATGACTCCTTGTCTTATTTTACTACCATAAACATAATCATGGGCCATTGCATACGCTGCAATTTGCAGGAAGTAGTCTTCTATCCATTCTTCTCTCTTAGGTCTATTGGCTTGCTTAAAGTCTATAATAGTTTCCATATCATTGTGAAGACAAACCAAGTCAGTAGACCCAGCGTATAGCCCAGGATAGTGTAGCATAACTTCCGAGCCATAATACTCTTCAACCGGTGTAAGACCCACTTCAATAATTTTTTCGGCCATGGGCTTCGCCTCTTGTCCGATCCCTGTAAGATCATCGTACCCAGTTCCGAGTATATAATTTTCCAGGAATTTGTGCATGGCAGTTCCGCGTTTGCTAGATAGATTCTTGATTCGCTCTGCTTCTGATTCTCCAACTTTGGCCTTCCAGTCTTTTAAAAATTGTTGATTTTTGGTACGCCCTAATATCGTAGTCACACTAGGAAGTCTAGAATTATTTATGTCATAAACCCTGGTCCCTGTTCCGTGGTCCGTGATCTGTTTTCCTTGTATATAGCTGTATTTATTATTTTTTTTCACTCATCTTCCTCTTAATAATATTCTCCACAAGATCTCCAAACTTTTTATGAGAATCAGTCTGAGTTATAGACTTAATAATATCTTGTTTTAATTTAGGTAGTTCGTTTACTTTAAAAATTTTATTAAAATTTTTTCTATAAGTATCATTACTTACTCTACTTTTACCATCCCATTTAAACCCTTTTTTATCAGCTCCCATGTAAATTCCAATTAAACTTTCTATTTTTTCTTTCAGTCTCTAAATCTATTACATTATTTTCTTTTAATTTCTTTGTCGCATAATGAGCAATGATCTGTTGTATTTTAGGTAACTTGGTATGTGACCATGGCCAGATTAAACAACAAACATAATAGGCATCTCGGTGAGAACACCTCCAACGCCATTGTTTCTTTCTACCTGCTTTAACCTTTCTTGGTCCCATAGTACCAACACCTAAGACTTCATTAACCCATAACAATAGAGATCTATCGGTCATGGCAATTTCTAATCTAATCTGCCACGTTGGGTATGCTTTAGATTGTCCTTTCCTCTTACGCATGTATTGTTTGTAAGATACACTACCCTCACCATCAAAGAGTCCTGCAATATATGCTTTGTCTGTATCAGGAATCATTAGTTATTACTCCTCTCAATACTGTAGTCCATGGGTTGAAGTTATAATCTAACTTAGTGCAACTTGTTAGAAGTATCATCATGACTGTCAGAGTCACCAATAGTATTATCTGAGGTCTCATAAAATTCTCCTTCCGAGTCACAGTCCCAGCATTGGTGAACTGTTTCTCCCCATTCCGTGCCTACCTTAAGATAACCATTACCTTTACAGGTAGGACAGATGTATTTACGTATTTGGTTTATTTTTAATTTTACCATTTAACTTCTTCGCTTTCTCATTTGCTAAACATTCTACAGTCTTACTAATTGATAACTTTGCATCGGGTAATAATACCTTCGACAAAGAGATCAAAGTCTTGTATGTTTCATGTGTTAACGAAACGTTTCTATATTTTGTTATATCGGTCATATGTTCCTTTCATTTATTTCTGAGCAATATATAGGAGTGAGATAGGAATTGTCAAGTATGAAATTTATATTAACTATGATTATTTGTACCAGTATATATAACACGTGTCTGGAACCCTTCCCTATGGCGGAGCGATATAATACTCACTATGAATGTATGATCGCTGGCTACAATGAAGCCATAGATAAAGCTAAAGAGATAGGACCGGAAGAGATAAATAAGTATGGAACTATTATAAAATTTTTCTGTTATCAAACAGACGAAGATATTATTATTCCCCCTCCCAAACCTAAAATAGAAATTTGACAATATGGCAGAATTGTGGTAGGAGAAATCTTCTCACCACAATAACCTATCACCTTTCCCTCTTGTGATAGGTTTATTTCATTTTCTTTTGAGTAATATTACCGTCTTCATCTATCCATAACTCCCAGATGATTCCTTTAGCACAATAATATCCGTGTAATGTTTTATTTTTTTTCATCTATTATTAATTTTCCGTTTAAGTGATCCATTTCATGCAAGACTACTCGGCATGGTAAATGATAAAATGTTTTATGCTGTTCCTTACCATGTTCACATAGCCATTTTAAATTAACAGATATAGATCGACTTACCTTAACCTGTTTACCCGGACAAGATAAACATCCTTCCATGTCCCCCATTTTAATATTATTTTTAGCAGTGATGACTGGATTAATAAACACTTGTGGATTATTTCTTTCATTACTAACATCCATAACAAAGATTCTTCTATTATAACCAACTTGGTTTGCAGCCAATCCAATACCATTATTATCATACATAGCTTGAATCATATCCGCTATTATTTTTTTATTATTAACGTGTAATGGAAACTCAACGTCATAAGTTTCCTCTCTTAAAAAAATATCTGGATGGCTAACGAGTTTCATTGTTCCACATTATTAGCAGTGCTAAAATTACTGCATAAATACCTATTATAATTAATATACTCCAAATCATATCAACCCCTACAGTTTCCGTGCACGTAATCCTGTAGGAGCAAAGGCTCCCGGGCTACCCCCACCCTGGTGAGGGTTATCGCTTGACGTACAGAGGCTAGCGCGAGGCATTGCATGGACGCAGGTCCTTTTCAATTTTGTTTGTCTCCAGTCAGTTTTCTGACTATACTTTTCTGCTTCATTTAAGCAATCTATGGAATCAGCATAATAGCCATTATTAAATAACCATTCTGAATGTAGTAATAAAATTTTATTTTTCATTGTTTTATTTACAGGAGCAACCATACATATATCCATTTCCGTCATTCATTACGTGAGCATTAAGTAACTCACTATAAGTTGTTAATTTTAACCTAAGTATATCGCACAAATCAAAACAGTCTACTAGAAGTCGATCAAGTAATCTTATTCCTTCCATCATCTGTTTTGTTACTGGTACTAGATGATATAAACCGTCGTTTAGAATTATTAATTCCATCTGCATACTCCTTTACTAATTTATACCAAAGAGCTTTATACTTTGGATCTTTTGTTTTTTCCCAAAGTCTTGCTAGTTGGTCAATCTCTTGCGTCATATTTTTTTGTTCCTTGTTTTAAAATTTTATTAAGACTAGGTGTATGTAATTCTAATTTTGCATACGGTTTCCATGCTGTCTTCATAAGATTTAATTCAAGTATCAAAGCAGACCATTGTTTAGGTGTTATATTCTTACTTGTTATTGTTATCTTTTTTTCTTTCATTCTGTATATATAGGATATCTAGGGATATATGTCAATGCCCTTTTTTTCTTTTTTTCTGCTGTCTTTTTTCGTGTTTATTAAGATTTTTTTTATGCCTTCCAGGCCGTTTACGAGGCCTGTCTCTTTTAACGTATGTACTTACTCCAAATTTAGCTTTTTTACCCATTATAACCAGTCTTTAACGTAAGGTTTAGTACCATCTGGTGGATGAAGTACGGGTAAATAACTTATTTTTCCATTGATATGCTGATGGAGATCGGCTCCACATGTCATACATCTATAAAATTGTGTAGTTAAACCAACTAACATTGTGATTTCTTCACACGTTGGACATTGGCCATTAACTATTTCTGCTTGAAATCTTATGTTTTTTCCTGTCATATGCTTTCTTGTTCTTTACCACACGTTGGTGATAACGTCCATCACTTAATTGTTGAGCAACCCTATTTCTAGGCCTGTTCTTCTTAAGAAAAAATGCGTATGCTTTTTTATTCAAGGATTAATGAAAGAATTTTCTTCTCTCCCATGTATACTTCTACGTTTGCCTGAGATTTTATGCATTTATAGACTACTCTATCCTTAGTGCTTTTGTCCTTCATAGCATAACGCTTAGCTTTTAAACAATTTTGTAAGCTATCGTGATAACGATGCTCTATAATTTTATGGTCCTGCAGAAGTAAAAGCGCAAATACAGTTTCTATAATCATTGGTGACCTCCTGATCCATTTCTAATTAATTTTTCAACATCTTCGTTAAGCTTCTTAACTTGTTCTTTAAGAAAATCAATATTAACTGCATTATGTCTCATACCTTTAATTTCATCTTCAATGTCAGCTACGACACCTGCGATATGTTCCACCAACATGAAAAGTTCGGCCTCCCCGGAAGACTGTCCTAATTCTCCACGCGGGTATTTGATTCTAAACTCTGAGTTTTGTTGTAAATCTTTTTCAAATAATTCTAATTTTGTGCTGTGCTGGTTGAGCTTCTCATTGATACCAAAATATGCCCAGGTTCCAATCGCGACCATACAGATCAACGAGGCAACCGTTTTCATCGGCATCTGTACACGTGCTTCTTCAGATATGTTGAGTGGTTTATTTGCCATTAACAATCCCACTTTCTAAGTGCTTTATTAATTCTTGAATTTGGATCTCTTGCTGTTTTTGCAGAAGTTAATCTTTTCTTCATACCACCCATTCTAGCACAGAAGGATTTTCTTCTTCCGCTTGTTTTAGATTTTGTAGGTGGTTTTAAAGTTCCACCTTTATAACTATCTCTACCTTTTTGATTTAATCCACCTGATGGTGACTTACCTTCTTTTCTTGTCCAGGCTGCAGATCCACCTTCTTTTAATTGACTTCTTTTTATAGCTTTGTCTGTAGGTGCTCCTTTAGCCCCTTTAGCTCTCATTTTTTCTCCACGTTTTCTTTTTTGATGAATGTTATACCAAAGACCTTTACGTGCTTTTTTACCTTCTTTAGTAGTGTGATAAACACTTCTACCTTTTTTGTATCCTTGTCTAAGAATTGGACTATGTCCTTTAATTGATATGTCAGCCATTAGTTATAACTATACCCCGTGTTGTCTTGTTCTAATTTTTTAAATAATTTTTCGTGTTGTTCCATAATCTCTTCATCTGAATCCATCATCTTATTCATTTTTTCTTCCAACATTTGCATACTAAATTCTAATTGATCTACTTGATTTAAAAGAACTGCTTGTTTAGTAGACAGTTCAAAAGTACGAGTCAAACTCCAACCAGCTAGGGTTAGTAAGATCCCGACTAATAATGTCATTAATTTTTCAATCATAAGCTATCTCGTTTTCAAAAGACATATCGTTGGCATGATCTTGTTTTTTTTCATAAGTTCTTTTACATTTACAATTGTCGCAAGTACACACATCCCCATCATAGTGATGAGTATGAAGGTCTCCATCACAATGACAATTACAATGACAATTTTTACATTTCATTATTTTTGCCAACTAAAAAGCCAATTAACAATTTTTTTCCATAATTTTTTAATCATCTTTTTTCTCCTCAATCTCGTAAAAAAATTTATCAGTATCTTCTGTTCTCCATTTACGAGTGTCTTCTACATTCCATTCTGAAGTCTGCACTTTCCAATCAGGGATTTCATCCTTGACAGTAAATGAAGGTATGTCCCATATTAATCTATTGTTTGGCTGTGCCGCATAGTTGCCGTTTTCTAACGCCAATATATGAGCGCACTTATGTTCGTGCGGTATTTCAGAATGATCTGTATCTACTATATTACTATCTGGGTGAGCAAAATCAATAGTAAATAAGTAAGCACCATAGTACCATTTCTTATCTTTCCCTATATATTTGCCAGCTTGACCATCCAATATATCATAAGAAGTAACAGCAGGATAATAACTAAAACAATTCCAAAGCTGCAATTCATCCAATCGCATTTTTGGGACTTCCTTGGGGTCGTAACCTCGTTGAATAAAGGCTGAAATGGGGAGACGATAAAAAATAGCACCATTCTCCATAATAGCGTGAAAAAGAATTGGACGTCCTGTAATAGATGCCATACCAAAGATGACACAATCTTCAACTTCGCCATGATGTTTTTTAAGATCATAAAGATATTCTCTCCTGATCTGTGCATACATCACAGGTACGTTTGCGTTTAGATATGCCATACATACCTAAAATATAATTGCGCCAACAATAAAGCCAGCTACAACACAAACAATTTCTCTTCTGTTGTGCAGTTGCCATATCATAAATTTATCTATATATTGTTTTATCATATTTCCTCCTATTTTATATTACCCCAATTGGGTCCAGATTCATAGTCTACTTTGTTAGGAACTTCAAGTGAAACAGCGTGTTCCATTATCTCTTTTATTTTATCTGCATTGTCACTTACAGATATATCGAGTTCGTCGTGAACTTGAATGTGTGGGATAATTTTTTCTTTATATAATTCTATCATTGCTTTTTTTGTCATGTCAGCAGCTGATCCTTGTATTAATCTATTTAATCCTTTGTAAGTGTAAGCACGTTTAATCCCTGGTCCGTGTTCCATGAGCGCTGCATCGTGAGGCAATGCCTTATGGATTCCAAACTGATTTGGTTCCCACAAATGAAACCTACATAATCTCCCTAGTAAAGTTCTAACCTTACCTGAATCTTGTGCTCTCCTCATGACAGCATCCATAAGTTGTTTTACAAATGGAACTTTATAATGATATTGTCTAAATAAATCATCTGACTTTTCTTTAGACACACCTAACTCTGCTTGTAATTTATTTTTACCCATCCCGTAGAACAGTCCAAGATTTATGGTCTTAGCCTGTTCACGAGGGATCTCAGCCATGTCTGCCACGATAGTATGGAAATCGGCATCGCCTAATTTATAGGCTTCCAATACCTCGTCCACGCCATAGAGATTCTGTAAAGCTGCATAATGCACTACCAACCTAGGCTCTTGCTGAGAATAGTCAAATACACCCCATCTATGGCCCTCCTCGGGTATAAATAAT